GGCTGCGCCCCTTCTTAAGCGGCATCAGTTGATCCCGGCCAGCGTCTGCAACTCGGCCTTGGTTGCATCGGAGGGGTAGTCGAGGGACCGGCTGTCCAACCACTCCTTGAGCTGCGTCTTGGTCCAATCGGTCGTCGGCAAGATTTCTTGAGGCACATCGACACTGCCCTGCGCATCACCGGCACCCGCCGCCCAAGCATCATGCTCTGGAGTGCCGGCCGGGTGCGGGTTGGTCGCGCCGTCAGCAGCACCGAGACCTTCGGCGTGGGCGCGGTCAAGCCGCACGTCGTTGTAGAACAGTTTACCGGCCATTGGAACCTCCACCCACGCGGGCAGTATTGCGGACGCTTGTCACATACTCCGGAAGCAGGATCGCAAGGCGTTCGCCGGCGCGGATCGCGGCCTCGCCGCCCTCATCCAGGGCCGCGAAAATGTCCGGGAAATGCTGGCGCGCCGCGAGGTAGTCGAGGGGCGTCGGGAACTGAAAGGAGACCGCCACGTCGGCGTGCTCATCGGGGCCGATAATGCGCTGGCCGATCTTCATCAGCTCAGCCTGGCGGATTCGCCGATTGGACTCCAGCCCGGCCCGCTTATCGGTGCGCGTCTGGACGTACAATTTGCCGTCCTCGCGTTTGACGAGGCGATCAGGCTTCATGGTGCTCATCCAGGATCAGGACGTGCGGCCGCAGCCAATCGGACATGGCGTCCTCTTTCGGAATCCGGGCTTTGGCGTTCGGCTGCAACATCTCGCCGCTCGGAAGCTGGCAGCGGGCATTGCGCAAATGATAGACCATCAGGGTCTCGCCGGAAATATCCGCCTGCTTTGATTGGCGGCTCGCCTTGTCGAGTGAGAACGGGCGCTGGGTCAATGCCTGCCCGCTGCGGTCGGTCGTCTCGGCGAGCTTCTCGCCGCGCTTGACCGCTTCCAGGATGGCGCCCTCAGCGCCGGATCTGCGTTGTGGTTGCGCCACGGGGAACCTCGAATGTAGATGCCCCGGCCGGAGCCGGGGCGGAAGGATTACGCCACCATCGCAGTGGCCGGATTCACGCCCTGGATCAGGGCCATCGAACGGGTCGCACCAGGCACCAGGGTCTTGTCGCAGTAGACAACCTGCTGGTCATACAGGCCGCGCTCGGCGAGGTCCTTGCTGGCGTACCCATGCAGCGTACAGACCATCGGATACCGCGTGTCAACGAACAGCACGTCCGCACTGTCGGTGCCGGCGATGTCGTACAGCTCCATCTGCCGATTGGGGGTCAACACCACGGTCCCGAAATTTCCGACGAACATATTCACCGCGCCTTGGGCCACCACGCCACCCTGGCGAGCACCATTGCCAGCGGTGACGCCGGTGCGGTTGGCCTGCGGGACATCGGACTGAAGCGTTGCGACGCGCGCGGACGACGTGAACATGTAGTTGGCAATCGTCTCGATCATGTCGCCGGTGGACATGCACAAGTTGTACTTGGCACCTTCCACCCAGCCCAGGCGCAAGATGTTGCGCAGCATGGTCTCGGACATTGCGCGCGCGGCCGTCGGCGGGGTCGGAGCGGTAGTCGGGCCACCACCCTGATTCGGCGGGCTACCGGCACCATCCAGCACGGCCGCCACGCCCCCGGTACCGAGGTCTGCAACGTACAGGCTGGCCCAAGTGCAGGCCCCCGCCATCAGCGAGCCGGCTTCAGAGCCGGTCGGGGCCGCCGGCGTTGCCGGATTCCACGTCGCGGTGCCGACTTCGGCCGTTGCCGGGTTTCGGCTGACAACGGCTGCCTCCTCGTCCATGCGCAACTCCTCGCCGGCATCCATCAGCTGTTGCAAGAACTCGTCGCCGCCATAAACCGTCTCGACATCGCGCCCGCGCTGAGAGGTCTTGATCACCTTGCCCATCTGCTGGCACAGGTTGTAATACCTGAGACCATGCCGCGAGTCGTTGCGTGCCGTCAGGTCCTCCATTTCCGCGAATGTGTTGGTGGAGCTTGGCTGGGCCAACACCTTATCGACGAACTCCTTCTTGATGGCTTTGGCGTCGCCGCCGCCGACGGAGTCGATGAATGGACGCTCGACCGGCGTCAGCTTGAACAGCCGGTTCATCACGTCTTCGGCGATCAGGCCGCCGGAGTCAACATCGGCGAGATCCAGGGCTCGGGTAGTGGTAGGGGTTGTGGCGGCCATTAGGCCCTCCGTTTCTGGTTGCTACGAGATTGATTGAAGATCTCGCGAGCCGCTGCCAGCTTGTCCCGCTGATTCTGAGTCGCCATGGCGCGCTGTTCGAGCGCCTGGACACGACGTTCAGAGGTCTGGGTTGCAGTCCGTCCACGTCCTGGGCGAAGGACCGGCTTCGGCGCCTTGCGCTTCACCGCCTTCTTCACTTCACCGATCTGGGCTTGGTGCTGGCGCCACTTCCAAGCGTCTCGCGCGATGGCGCGCGCCCGGCCGTCAACGATGTGCTGTAGCTCGTCGGGCGTATAGCCCATCGAGAACAGGTACTCGTTGATCTGAGGCACCTCCTTCTTCACCGTCTCCATATCACGCCATTCGGGCACCAGCTGCATCAACCGCTGGTCCTCCTGGACCAAGGTCTGCTGAAACCACTGCTGTTGCTCTTGTTGACGCTTCTCGTCCTCTTCGGAGCGCACCTGCTCTGCCCGGTGCTTGGCGGCGGCATAGCTCGTCGCAAAGCGCTGGCGAAGGTTGGCGGCTCGTCCGGGGTCCTGCTCGTCCATCTGATCCCAGTCGATCTGCGCGTACTGGGCCTCGATGGCTTTGACGGCTCCAACCGCCTCCAGATACGCATCTGACATAGACTGCTGCGACAGCTGTTGCCGGGCCTGCATCACCTGCGATGCCTGCTCGGCAATCTCTGCTCGCGCTTTCTCGATTTCGGCCTGTCTGCCGAGCACCTGCTCGCGCTCATCCTTCAATTGCTGTAGAGACAGCACGGTACCATCCGCAAACGGCACCTGAAGGTCGCGATACAGGTCTTCCGGCTTCCACCCGATGGCTTGTGCAAGCTCAGCCACCTTGTAGCTGGTGCTTTCGTCGGGTTCGGCCTTGCCTTCGGACTCGACTTCGACCTCCTCCCCCTCGGGAGTCTCGTCGTCTTCGGAGTCGTCCGGCTCATCATCAACCTCTGTCTCCAGAGGGGGCTCGCCTTCTAGCTCGTCGGCAGTCTCCTGCGTCTCGGGCTCCGGCGGGAGGGATGGCTCTGCCCCGTCCTCACGGGGTGCGCCCATGCGGTCGAGCGCCTCGTGCAGTGCCGTATTCAGGTCTTGACCCACTACTGGTCCTCACCACTGTGGTTTCACATGGTGGAATATTGGACCAGTTTTTCACATTGTGCAATGTCCTCTTTGCCGCGCGGCTGCGCTAAACCCGTGGGTTAGAGGTACGAGCCGCCGTATAGGCGATTCCAGGCAATACGCATATCCGAGAGGGCTTCGTTGGCCTCCCGGTATGCTTTAGACATCACACCTTCACTTTCGCGCAGCTCGTCGCGCTCAACCTCCTTGCGGAGAATCGCCGCCTGCTCTTCGAGCATCCGCGCTTTGCGAAGCCTTCCGTCGCCTTCGTACATGGTGTGCCTCTGCCGTCGTTCCGGCTGGTTTTTCACGATGCGGAATGCTTGTTCAGGCTCGGCGGGGGGTGCGTGGCTGATTGCAGCTTCGAGCGGAAGCGCTCCAACGCCAACAATTGCAACTTGGCGAGGTGCTGCGCCTCCAGGTCACCAGGTGCCGCCCGCTCCCAGGTGCCGATCAGGTCCTCGCGCATCTCGGAAAGGATGCCCTGAAAGCCCTCATGCTCCCAGATGTCTTCGAGTGAGATCATCATGCAAGCAGCCCTCGTGCCCCTTGGCGAGGACGCTCCCAGAGCAACCAACGAAGCCACTGCGGCAGGTGCATCCGCCGGAACCACCTCGGGTAGCGCATCCAGCGCCGGTGACTGTCCAGGCGCCACTGCTCCCACTCTTCGTAGGTCATGCCCTTGCAGTCCGGGTTGTGCTGACGATCCTGCTGGTACGTCAGGCCCCGGCCCCTGGCCGTCGTCGGCAGAGGGAACAGCTCGGCGACTATCAGCGCTCGCTCCAGCAGGTTATTTGTGGTCGGCTCAGGTGGGTGATTGTTGCTCATGTCTTGTTCAGTGTTTGTTATGCAAAATGGATGCCGGTCTTTCCCGGCTGTCATCGGTTTGCCAAAGCTCTCCAATGGCCTCTACCTCTCTTTCGAGTAGGCATCTCGCTTGCTTTCTCGGCGAGTATGGGGCGCCCGCTTCCGAAACCCTCGCCCTGAGTCCACACAAATAGACTCAGGGCAAGGTTCTCTAGGTCCGGCGCGTCTTTCATTGTGTCACTGGCTCTCCCATCGGAAGCTCCGGCGCCATCATCGGCTCCGGATCTTGGACGTTGCGCAGCTTGTCGTGGTAGTCACGCACCTGCTGCACGTAGGGCTGGTACTTGGTCAGAGTCTCCTCTGCCTTGGCTTTCAGCCCCTCCGGCAGAGACGACAGGACCTTATTATACTCAGGCTGCTCGATATATCCCGTCTGCGTCCGCCCCCAGTAGGTCTCAGCCCGGCGCGAGGAGAACCAACCTGGGAACTTCCGGCGGATCTTGTCCACGTACTCTCGGAACACCTTGGGCTCCAGGTCACCGATGTTGACCAACAAGATCCCGCCTTCGGTGTCCGGGACCTCGTTGACCATGATCAGGTCCTCCATGGTGCCCTCATCCAGCCACTTCGGGCGGATCTCGTCCGGAACCGGCATCTTGGACAACTCGTCCGCAACCATGCCGACCTCCTTGTGTCGCAGTCCGGGGCTGCGGAACTCGGCACTGTTGACCGCCGCCCAGTCGATGCCCTTTGTGGGCATGTCGGATTCCCTGGTCATGATCAGCGGGTAGTTCCAGGCAGCGGCATCCTGATCGCGCAGCATGCCCTCCACCGTGGCGATGGCATCCAGCTTGGCCTTGTCCTGCTTCGAGAGTCCGATCTCCGCAATGCGGTCGGCGTCCATGTCCGGCGTGATCTGCGGCGGCTTCACCTGCACCCTGGCCGAGGCCATGGGGTTGCGCTGGCCCTTGAAGACGCCCTGACCCTGACGCACCGGTGCGTCCTCCAGGCCCATCTCGCGCGCAATGACGGACCCACCGTCCGGGTCGCGCAGCAGCCGCTCGTAATCGGCGTGTAGCATCGCACCCTTCGCCGGGCTGTCGGCATAGCCCCGGTACCGGCGCGCCCAATATTTGGCTCCGGGCTGCGTCTCTGTGGTCACTTGCGCGTAGGGGCCGAACGCCTCCAGGTTCCGCTCCGGGACGCCAATGCCGACCTCGCGCCCAAGGTCCAGGCGCATGGCGTCGATGTTCGGGGCCTCGCCGTGGAGGTCCACTGGCGTGGTCACCGAAGCGCTCGCCTTGTACTTGGGCACGTCGGTGCGGTAGACGCCGGCATAGCCGCGCCGTCGAGCCTCTGTCTCGATGGCGGCCTGAAGCGAGGTCGGGTCGAGCGGGATCTTCATCGGCCCCGTCCGCCCCATCAACTCCTGCTCCAGATCGTGCTGCGCCCGCACCATGCCCTCGATGCCGTCCGGGTCCAACGTCGCGTTGTACATGCCAGGAAGCGCACCCTCGACCTTGCCGGTCGCACCGCGCACGATGTCGGCTTCTGGCACCGACTCGCCCGGTATGTACCACTGCGAGTTTTGCAGTTGCGGATTCTGCTGCATCCGGCCCCACTCGGCGTTCTGGGTGATCGGGCCGGGCCGTGAGCCGTACTTTGCCGGGTCCACGGCCTGCCAGCCCTCGGTGCCTCCGGGGGCATGCGTGTAGTGCTCGACCGGTATCACGTCGCCTGGCGGCAGTACACCACCGGGATAAACCTCATCGGGCACCCGCGTCGGCAGCTTCTTGCCGGCGCGGCTCAGGTCAATCAGTGCCTGCACCGCATCGGACATGCCCATCAGGTTGACGGCCGCCGTCTGGCCCGCCGTCACGGGCATGCGCTGCTTGCGCTCGGCGAGGCTCCGCTGAAGGGCATCAAGCTCAAGGTTTGGGTTCATCGTGCGTATGCCTCCGCGAGGGCGCGCAGCTCATCTAAGCGCATGGCGGGGATCATCTCAGTCGCCGCATAGCGCGCGACGTTCTTCACCGGCTGCGATGCGCCGAGGCCCGCGATGTCCGCACCCAAGAACGCCGTGTCCATCAGGCCCATGGTCGGCACCGAAGCGCTTCTGTAGCCCCAGCCGCTACGCGTGCGGGTCCGCTTAGGCTCGGTGTCCCGGAAGTAAGCGTTCGGATCGCCACCAGCCGCTGCTCGGGCCGCTTCGGCGGATTCGCCAACCGACCAGTCCTTGGCGTTGCGCGCCGCATACATCGGCGCGGCCATCGGCCCCATCATCGCCGTCGGAATCGGGATGCTGCGCGCCAACTCCTGCCCACGCACCGCAGCGCCTTCCAGGGGCGTCAGAATCGGCTCCAGAGCCCTGCCGACAGCTCGCGTGCGCTCTCCCTTGGCCTCTAGTCGCTCGGCCCTGGTGGGCGTCCTGCGAGTCCCTCGCGAGGTCTTGCGGGGCTGAGCACGCTCCAGCTCTTCCTGAGCAATGCGGTACTCGCGGGCCATCTTCTCTGCCGCAAGGGCTGGGAATGCGCTCATGGGATGATGTACTCCAGTGGCACGTCAAGACCGCCGACCTTGGTCCATGGATAGGCTTTGCGCTTCTGGGCCGGCTGCCGAAGCCGCTGACGGTTCTGCACTAACCTGGCTTCGGCCTCGCCGCCAAGGTGGCGGTAGCGCTCGAAGTCGTCCAGCTTCCCCCAGGCAATCTTGGTCTCTGGTGTCGGAACCTTCGGCCTCAGCTGCGCTATTTTTGCCTCAGTCTCTTGAAGGTCCTTCAGCACGCGCAGCCGCTGGACTTCTGGCAAATCTGGCTCTTGGAGCACACGGTTCATCGAGCCGCGAATCCGCTCCAAAAGCTGTAGTCGGTTCGGCAAATCCATGGCCTCGCCCATCCGTTCCAACGCAGCAACCTGGTTGCCACCGAACGAGAAGTCAGGCTCTATGCCCTGCACACCATGCTGAGTCTCATGCAGCAGCGTCGAGGCGATCTCATCGTTGGGTAGGCTCCGGTCGATGCGGATCTTCTTCTGCACAGGATCGAACTCACCCCGTGCGCCACCGATCCTGTCGGCATCAACCAGCTCGACACGATAATCCTTCAGCTGCGGATAGGCTTCGTACAGCTCCGGGTGTGGATAGCGCTCTGCCAGCGTCCCAGGACCCATAGCCTCGCGCTCGGCCATCTGTTTGTAGGTGTGCGCGCGAGACATCATGGTTCCGGGGCTCTGCTGCAACATCATCGCCTGCTGGATCGCTTCCTTGGGCGGCATCTCGAAACCAAGCTCCTCCATCTGCTTCAGCGTCTCCGGGATGTCCAGCTTGTTCTGTGCCGCGAAGTCCTTCAGCCAGGCGGCCGACTCCAGCACCTTGGCGCGGTGCGCATAGTCTGCGGCGGCTTTCTCGCCCATGGGCGTCACGCGCTTGACGGGGGTATCCGGCGGCGGGTCGGGGATCTCGAAGCGAGGCGCACCGCCCGGCGGGATCGGGCCACCCTCGGTGGGCACCCACCAGCCGGTGTCCTCCCAAATCTTGCCGGCATCCACGCCCTGGCTCGCCATCTGCTGGGCACGCTCCAGGGCCACCCGGTCTGCTGTCTTCGCGTTGGCACCGGCGAAGATGTCGCGGCGCGGAGCCCGCCTTGGACCCTTCGGGCCAATACCTGCAAGGCCGATCACCTCGGCCGGCAGCACCGCATAGTCCTCCCACGTCTCGCGCGGACGAGCCAGCGTCTCCCACCGTGCCTGGCCCTCGGGGACCTCGCCGACGACCGGAAGCACATCGCCGAGCCGCATGCCGCCCCAGCTGCGATTGAGCACTTGGTTGACGCCTCGGAACGGGGTCACGCCAGTGTAGGGGTTGACCTTCGGCATCCACTCCATGGCGCGCTCCGTTGAGCTCATGCGCCGCCGCTTCCACTCCAGCTCGGTGATCGCGTCCATTACTGCGCTCGTTCTCCTCTGCGTGGTGGGCGTGGACCTGGAATACTCGGCGCACCCTCAATCGGTGGCCGCACGCCGGCATAAGGCCGGAGCCCCTGCAACAGCTCGTCCTTTGCGCGCATCGCCTTGCGGTAGTGCTCGGAGTCCTGTAGCGACTGCGCTTTCTCCGCAGCCTGCTTGTAGCGCATGTACAGCCGCCCAAGACGGTTGTGCTCCTCCCTTCCCGCCATGTCCGCAAAGCTCTTCCAGAACCGCGTTGCCGCAGGCGCCGCCGGGTCCAGTCGCTCCAGCGCTTCAAGTGCGATGCCGCGATTGCCCTGAACGCTCAGCAAGCTTCCGATGAAATCGCGGACCTTGCGCGCTCGCTCTTGTGGTGTCCGCTGTAAGAAAAACTCATCTCTGAACGGGTACAGCTTCTTGTATACGTCATCTCTTAGCTGCTGCTCCCTGAGAACAAGCTGCTCCTCCCGCTCCGTCATGGTTCGGGCGCGAAACGGCGGGGGCACTTCCTTGCCGACAAAAAGCTGATAATTGATTTCTTTGATTCGGTTATCCAGCGTCTCGTATGAATTACGCCAATCGTTTCCGCTTGAGCGACTTCTTCCCAGATCCGACATCTGTCGTTGCAGCGCATCCCGCTCTTGCTCCATCGCTTTCCTGCGCTCAGGCGAAAGCGGTAGCGTATCGCGCACACCGAACGTCTCGCTCTCCTTCATGAACAGGTTTGGCTTGCGATAAACGGTGCCGGGGTCGGGCTTAACACCTCCGAGATACTCCTCCACGCTCAGGTTTCGCACCCGCTCGGGCGGTACGTCTACGTCCACGCGCAGCACGTTATCCAGGTTGTTGTTGGCGAATGCCCCGGCGCTAACGGTCGGGTCTTCGCTCAACGACGTGCCAGGCAACTTCAGCTCGTAGCTTTGCCCTTTGATGAACCCTTGGTTGAGAATCCCCTCGCGAGCACCCTTCCTTCCCGTGCCGTGATAGTACGGCTTGTGCCGACGGATTCCGTAAGGTGCCTCCACCTCGCCGAGTCCCGGCATCGCTTGACGGTATGCCTCCAGCTCCACCAAGTTGGCGATATTCGGATCGTAGGGCACGTCCCCCACAGGCCCAAGCTTGCGCCCGATGACATCGAAGCCTTTCTTCAGCACAGGCCCGGCCACAAACGGCAGCGCCAGGGCTGTTCCGTACAGCGCTGCCTCGCCCCACTTGCCACGCCGCGCCGCATCGGTCGCCAGCGCTGCGTCCGCCGCATCAGACACAATCGGGAGCCCGGTGCTCGACAGAGTCTCGACAGTCGCCACGTCGCCGAGCGCACCGCTTGCATACTCACTGTAGCCAGGGGTTCTGGCGCGATAGCCCGTGTCCATCTGCTGGCGTCTCACTGCCTCCATGCGCCGCCGCCACTCAAGCTCGGTTATTGCGTCCACCGGCCTGCCTCCAGCTCGGAAAGCGCTTTCTGTCGGCCCATGGCTGCCTGGAGCTTCTCCAGGTTCGCAGCCTCGGCTTCGTTGGTGATCTCAGCCGCGCCGGACAGCAGCAAAGCCATCGTGCCGCCGGAGGCGAACCAGCCTGGGAACGCTTCGCGGAGACGCTTCTCGGTCCAGCCGCCGCCACGCCGTGGGTGTCCGGTCAGCTCTGGGCGGCCCATCTCGCGCAGGATCTCATCCACCTCGTCGTCGGCCAACAGCCGGACGTGCTGGATCTTGTCGGAGATCACCCAGGGGTCGCCGCCACGCTTGCTGGAATTGGTCGGGTCGTAGCGGTAGAAGCCGCCCTCCGGCACCAGCTCGCCGTTGGGCATGCGGAGGTCCTCGGGGCGAGCCCGGCGCCCCAGCTGGCGCTCCACAGCCGCCACGTAGTCGGTGTAGTCGAAGCCGCCGGGGGTCCGCACCTCGGACCACACCATATCCTCCGGCTGGATGGCCTTCTGCCCAAGCACAGCCGGGTCCAGGCCCAGCTGCTCAACGTCCTCCGGCCGGACCTGCACGTCGAACTGCGCGGCATAGGGGATCTCGCCGGAGTGCCACCCGTAGCGTGGCGCGATGCCCATCGCTTTCGCCTTCTCCGGGAAATACTCGGCTTCATAAGCGACGCCTGGCTCGATGCGCTTGCCGGCCCGCACGTCCCGGATCATCGCCGGGTACAGCTCGTCGGGGCGGGCTTTGGACGCACGACGCAACGCGCGGTACGCGGTCTGGCCCTCCTTGAGCGCCGCTCGCGCCATCTCCAATGCGTGCAGGGGGTTCATCGGCCGGCCTCCAGCAGTCGCAGAGCCTCTGCCTCCTCCTCCGGCGTCAGGCCCATGATGCCGCTGATGCCAAGCGGCGCTCCGACACCGTAGAGCAGGTTCGGACTGTTGCGCTCAGCCGGGTCGAATGCGGCGTTCACAGACCGTAGCCGCGAAGAATCTCCGACCACATAACTGCCGGGGTCGCTATAGCTGCGCTTGTCCGCCTTCAGCTTCTTCTCGGCTTCGATGAAGCCCGCATGAAGCCGCAGCTCTTCCGGCGTGGCGTAATCCTCCCACCGTTTGCTCATATCAAACCATGCCTCGATCTGATCCGGGTCATCAGGCACCGGAGGCATACGCGCGCTTGCTTCCTGCTCAATCGCTTTCCTGGCAGCGGTATATTGATCGATCTGTGCTTGAGCTTGCGGCAGCAAAGACGACCGCGACCCGTAAGCATTCTCGACCTCGTTGATATACCGCAATGTGTCGGCATTGCCAAACAGCCTCGGCTTCAGCTCATCCAAAAGCTGGCGGTTCTCCTGTGAGGTTATCCAATCCTGTGGATCTTCAAATTGGGCTTTAATGTCATTCGCTTCGTCGTAGATGTCCAGATTTCTATTGGTGTTCGGCAACGTTTCCGCCAGCACCGCGCTGTCGTTCCATAGCCCGGCATCGCGCACATTCTTAACTTTACCTGGGTTCATCAGCAGCGGCATGATGTTCGCGCCCTCATCGAATTCCCTGATGCTGGCGCGGCTCCCGTACCCACCGTTCCGCTCTTTCTGCACATCCTTCAGGCGATTGTTTGCCTGCTCGATGGTGCCGACGTGAGTGCCGACACCAGACAGATCCGGGTCAAATTCCTCGATGTCAGAAAAGGTGCCGTGGTACACGGGCTGCGTGTAGCCCATCGCTTGCGCGCGCTCCATCGGTGTGTTGTCCGGGCGCAGTCCAAGTCCGCCCTCGCTGATCGCCTTCGCCGCATTCCTCTGCGCCCTGCGCATGCGTGCCGCCGCCTCTGCGGTTTGCTTGATTGCGGCTCGCGCCGCCTCCAGTGCGTGGAATGGGTTCACTGCTGCGCCCCCTGCTTGCGCATCTTCAGCACCTCCACCTCGGCGCGGGTGAGAGCCTCGCCGGCTCGCAGCTTGCGCTCGGCCTCGGCCTGCATGGCGTCGATGTCTCGCTGAGCCTCCTGCGCGTCGAGGTCGGCCTGCGCGATGGCGAGGTCCTTGCGGTGCCCGAACATCTTCTCTGCCTGCTGGAGCATCGCCTGGAGCTTCTTGACCTCGTCAGCCATCTGCTGGGCTTGCAGCTTCGCCTCGGCCTTCACCCGCTCGATGTCGGTCATCAGGCTGTACTGGAACTGCATCGTCTGCTGCGCCTGCTGCTGTGCTTCCTGCGCCTGCTGCTGCGCTGCCTGCTGCGCCTGCTCAATTGCCTTCTGCGCCTGCGGGCTGGACGGGTCGATGTAGTATTGCTCTGGGTTCGGGATACCGGACAGTCGCAACAGATCCACACGCGCCCTGTACAGCGTCTCCGGACTCGACATGATGCCCTGCATCCCTGTCTGCTGGTCCTGCGCGTGGTCGGCCTTGATGGCCTGGAGCGCCCCGATACGGGTACCGCGCTCGCCGACCGACATACCCATGGATACCACCAGCTCGGTGCGCGGGTTCCACTCCATCGGGTTTGTGCTGACCCAGCCCTGACTGGTGGGCATCTCGATCTGCCCCGTGTAGTGCTCGCGTAAGAGTGCGTGCAACTTGCGATAGATGGGCTTGATCAGGGTCTCGACGATGCTCTTGGCGACCATGGCGTTGAGCTGCTCGACAGCCGCCATCAGCCTTTCCAAGCTCCAGTCGCCGCCCTGGCCGAGGACCTGCGCACTGGCTGTAGCATCCACGGCGCCACCACCCTGGTCCTTAAGCATCTCATCGAGATAGCCGAGCAGCTGGAACACGGTTCCAGGGAGCTGCGTGTCCGGCACGGGCACGATGCCGTTCGGAGTCTTCATCCTGATATAGCCGCCAGCCACCGCATCCATGGCGTCGCCAGTGTTCGCATCACCCTCCACTAGGCCGAGCCGTTGCCTCATGTTGCGCTTGACGGTATTCACACTGTCGCGCAATAGGCTGGTCTTGAGGTCCTGTACAGACTTCAGCCGGTCGAACAGGGATACCCCGTCCCAGGTGTCGAAGCCGATGTAGCCCACACCGATGCTGAATGGCTGCTCGCCCCATGGCTCCTCGTGCATCAGCATGTCGGTACCATCGGCGCCGCCGGCAGTGATGATGCGCCGCAGCTCGGCGATGCCGTCACCGTCACGGTCGATGCGGTAGTAGCCCTCGACCATCATCACGGGCTCTGTGGACTCGTGTGCGCTGCGATCCCAGCCGCGCTCATCGCGGTACAGACCCTCGTAGGCGCTCAGCTCGTCAACCTTGTCGCGGTCGAAGCCCATCTCCACAAGCTCGCTGCGGGACACTGAGCGCTGGTGCGCCACCAAGCGCGCCGAGTCCGGGTCTGGCTCGCGCACGTCGGCGGACATCAAAAACTCGGAGCGAGGTACGTGACAGATGACCGGCTTCTGCGACATGCGCCGTAGCCGCATGACACCGCTCACAGTGCCCGCCGTCTCGTCCAGGTCTCCCTGCACCATCTCAAGCTCGGCGCCGTCCTGGAGGGCTTGCTGGAAGCGCTGGAGCGCCATCTGCGCCGGGATGTTGTTGGCGGTCTCGTAGGAGACTTCCAGTCGCTCCTCCCAGTAGACTTTCACCACGCCAGCACGCCTCAGCAGCACGTCCTGAACGGCTGGCTGCACGGTTCTTGCTATCCCTGCGGTCTGCGCAACGTGGTTGACCGTGCGGGTCTCTTGGTCGGTCTGCGTGGTGTCCTGCTCGTTGAGGGGCTGGAACTCGACTGGGGCCTCGCGCCCCAGAGCCGGCATGATCTCGGCCGTGACGGCATAGACGGCATTCTGCACGTCAAGGCTTACCGCGCTCGATTGCCCTGCGTCGCAGAGGTCTTGAGATGGAGGCGCCGGCGACCTGCCGTAGAAGTAGTCCAGGGCTTCTTCGTCGTTGGCTAGGTCGCGCTCGCGGGCCTCGATAGCCCAGTCCACCTCCTGCTTGAACGCGCTCAGCAGCTCCTCATCGTCCATCTCTTCCTCGGGCTCCTCCATGCCCTCCAGCAGCTCGCCCTCCAGCGCCTCAGCGATTGAGTCTTCGGCCGCTTGCTGCGCCTCTTGGGCCGAGCGTTGTGTGAGCAACTGCGCGACCATCTCGCCGGATGTGGGGGTTGACTCGGCCATCAGGGGCTTCTCCGGTTAGGCGTGATTCGGCGACCGTGGCGAAGGTGCGCATGGCATCAGCAGCGTGTGAGTGCTCATCGTGCAGTGGCTCGGCTTGCAGTGCATTGAGCTTATCGTTCCAACGCTGACGGTACAGGGACAATGATAGCCTGCCAGTGCGTACTCTGGCGCCCCTCTCGTCGTCGGCGTCGTGGAAGTAGCACCGTGGCAGCAGCAGGCGCACGGCGTTGATCTCCTCCATCAGCGCGCGTTGGTTCGGCACCCTCGGGATGCGCTCGAAGTCGATGCCGTGCTCGCGCGCCACCTCCAGCCGAGACCTGCCGCCCGCCACGCCCCAGTCCACGTTGACTATGTCATGCGGCGCGAGGTGCCGAGCTGTCCCGGACAGATAGCCCTGCTGCTGGAGCCAGCCGGCATAGTGGTCCACGCCGTAGCCGGCGTTGGTGTAGAAGTCGATGAAAGAGTAGCCACCACGGTACGGCTGCGCCACCCAGATGGCTGTCGCGTCCCTGGTGCCGAGATCCCACCCGGTTAAGATCGGTCGGCTGGGGTCATGGTCGATGTGCAGGAAGTGCCCACGCGCTTCGATGTCCGCCAGGGTCTTAGCCCAGAACGCGCCCTTGATCGCCGCGCTCCAATCGCAATCGAACTCCTGTGCGTAGGCTTCCGGAGTCATCGTCGCCCTGGCTTGCGCGAGCTCCTCGGCATCCACCAGGCCAGTCTGCTCGGCCGTCAGATACAACCTTGCCCAGCCATCGAGGCGCCCAGCCTGCTCGAACAGGTCGAAGAAAGCGTTCCTTCCTGCGGGAGTGCCGATGAAGATGGCCCATCCTCGCCGATCCGCCAGCGCCGGGCGCACGACATGGGTCCAGGTGTTTGCGGGCATCTGCGCCACCTCATCCAGGATGACGCCATCGAAGTATTGCCCGCGCAGTGCGTCTGGGTTATCCGAGCCGAAGAGCGTGATACGTGAGCCCAGCATCGTAAAGTCCACCCGAAGCTCGGCTTCGTTGACCTCGCGCCCTGGCACGCCCTGGCTCATGGACTTGAGCAGATCCCAGGCTACGGTCTTCGCCTGGTGCCGAAGCGGTGCGATGTAGGCATAGCGCGCGTTCGGTGGCGGATTCTGGAGTGCGGCCTGGATCAATCGCTGAATCGAGGCTGTGGTCTTGCCGCCGCGTCGGTGCACGACCACGACGTGGAAGCGCGGCGCATCTGCCGCGAACAACGGCAGGAACGGCTCTCGAACATCAATCTCCAGCCGGAGTTGCATGTGGCCTCACGCTCACCACGACTTCCAGCGCACCACCGCCCTCTCCGCTGTGCTCTACCGCCTTCAGGTCCGGTGCCACCTTCTTCAGCAAGATGTCGGCGGCTTTGATCTGAGTCGCCGACATCTCGATCTCACCAACTGCATGTTTCACAAGGCGGTCCACCAGCATACTGGACTGGATCTTCTCCCTCCACTTTTCGTTGACGGTGGTGCGTCTCTTCCTGGCGGCCATGGTCTTGCGGTGTGCTGTTGAGTTGCTCTCAATCTAGGACACTTGCGGTGTGCGTTCAAGCTCGGCC